TAATGGGGGAATGATGGAATGGATAAGCGTTAAAAATAAATTACCCAAATGGGGTTTGGTTTAGCTTGAGATAAACGAAGGGCTTTTAAAGGAGGGGAAATAGATGTTAAAAAAACCAGATAAATGTTGCGGTATGGGAACATATGAGTGCCAAATACACATGCCGATACTTGGTCGTGTTGTCGGTATTGATATTTGTATTGCCGATATTGTTTCTTCATTAAATGCATCAAATATTTTAACAGTAATGAGTTGTTGTGGTCATAATAAAATTAATGCAGAAGTATGGCTAGAAGATGGTAGGATTTTAACAATAACTAAACAAGGTGAGAAATGAAAAATCTAAAAATTATTATTGAAAAACTAGACACCAATATTGAGTTTCCTTACGGAGCAAATGAAGAAAGCGTCAAGTTCACTCATTCAGGAATAGAGTTGAATGGAAGGCTTCACTTTTGGGATGATATTTTATTTGTGTCTATTATTAATCGTGGATTATCGGATTCGCTTAAATTATAACCATAGGAGAGATTAAGTGCTTGGACTATTTGCTCAGACTATATCGTCAGCCCTTAAAGAGATATGTAGTATTCACCCTGTAGCATATATAATTTTTGCTGGGTTGATGTTTTCTTTTGTTATAGGAGACAGGAAAAATAACGAGAAAGGGGGTGGTAAAAATGTTTAGACAACTACGTGGAGTTTTAAAATGCAAAAAGGGACAGATGTTTCTAGGAGGGATCCTGGGATGTCAAATCGCCCTGGGCGTTATCGCCAGTTTAACAGGTATCGCCGTTACCAAAACAGCTATGAATGGAGTTCTTCAAAAGAACGGTAAAGTTATCTGGTGTAAGATGCAGGGGAGAGGAAGTGATACCTGCGATGCACAGTACGGGCATTTAGGAAACGCTCAGTACCAATAAGTAGTTTTAACTGGGTGGCTCGAAAACGAATTGTCTAATAATACGGCAAGGGTGTCAGCAGCCTTTCGGTTCTAAAATCGAGCCGCCCACAATGGAGAGAGAGAATGTTCGTACCTAAATACATATCACGTCAATATCAGATCGAGGGGCAAGAGTTTTTAAAAGCCCGGCGGTTTGCTATGCTCGGAGACGCTTGTGGTGTGGGGAAGACAGGACAGGCTATCATGGCTATGTCTGAGAAGTGGTTTTATAATTGCGTTCTTATTGTATGCCCCGCTTCTGTTAAGGTACAATGGCAACAGGCGTTAAAGGATTGGAGAAACTGGCACGCTGAGATAATTAATTCATCAAACGATCAGATCAATGACTGGACACCCATTTATATTGTTAATTACGATCTCTTAATCCGTCGGCCTCTTTTAGACCAGCTATTGAAATTAAGATTTGATTTAATTGTATACGACGAAGCGCATAAGTTAAAGTCTCTCGACTCTAAACGTACAAAAGCGGCTCTTGGATCTAAGTATCTAAGGCCCCGCGCAAGGCGTATATGGTTTATGACAGGCACACCCGTTAAAAACAGAACGATTGATCTCTTCCCTATATTAAAGAGCTGCGCACCGGAGGTGTTAGGTAAGTACGACTCCTATTATAAATTCGCTTATCGCTATTGCGGGGCTTATAAAGGAAGGTTTGGTGTTGATACTTCTGGGGCCTCACATACAGAAGAGTTAGCTGAGGAGTTAAAAAGGTTTATGTTACGAAGGGAAAAACGTGATGTTTTAACTGAACTGCCGCCACGTGTTATTTCAAAAATAGATTTAGAGTGTACTCCAGCAGTGAAGAGGGTTATTGAGGAAGAAGAATTAAAGACGATCGAACAGGCTGGTGAGAACGATCCCGCTTTATTTAAGTTGGGTGAAATTGCCCGGGTACGCCAGGCAATCGCTAAATATAAAGTTCCTGTTTCGGTTGACTATATAAAGGATCTTCTTGAAGAAGAAGAAAAAATTATTGTTTTCTATTATCATAAAGGAGTATTACATGAACTCCAAAGAGCTTTATCTGCTATTCCGTCTGTGTTTATCGACGGGTCTGTGGCCCCCAATAGGCGTGGTGGAATTGTGGAGGAGTTCAGAAAAAGAAAGGAGGTTCGGTTATTTTTCGGACAAATGGAAGCTTGCGGGGAAGGAATTGACGGTCTGCAAGCCGCATGTTCTTGTTGTGTCTTCGTCGAGCCAAGCTGGTCTCATACAGACATTGAACAAAGTATTGGCCGACTTGAAAGAGAAGGACAAAGAAACGACATAAACGTCCACATACTCACTATTAAGGATACCTTAGAAGCGCGGATGATGGACGTCGTTACCATGAAGTTAAATGTAGATAAAAAACTGTATAACCAAAAGAACCCAGCAGATCTGGGGATCTTAACAAAGGAGAAAAACATGCCACCTAAAGCAGATCCAAATCGAGTATTGTTAGAAAAATTGACTATCGTATTAGACGGGCTAACACAGCTGCTTGATAAGTTAGTTAATTATCCAGCACCAAAAGCTACAGGTAAAGGTTTTGAACAACCTGCAGCTGCCGAAGCTGAAGTAATTGTTCCAGAAGAAGAAGACGTTTCCGAAGATGCTATCAGAGCGCGTTCAGGAGATATTTGTGCTATTGCTCCAGAGGGTAAGGGAAAAGACAAATGTGTTGCAATCATTAAGAAGATCGGTGGTGGAAAAATCGCTGATCTAAAAACACCCAAACAACGTGTTGCCTGTCTAGCCGCTTTAGATAAGGCGTATAACGAATTGGCGATATAAGATGGGTAAACACTCAATTCTATCAGCTTCAGCTTGTGAGCGATGGTGGAACTGCCCGGGGTCAGTTACCGCTTGCAAGGATATTCCTAACCCCACGTCTGTGTACGCTGCAGAAGGTACTGTGGCTCATGCACTGGCTGAGCGTGCATTACGAAGCCGTCCTTCTCCTGATCTCGATAAGGAGATAGGCAAGAAGGTTATGCAAGAAGGGTTTGAGATCGAGATCACAGAAGAGATGGTAGACGCTGTTCTGGATTATAAAGATTACGTTTCTACTATCTGGGATAAAACAGACGGTGCTCTTCTTAACTACGAGGAAGAGATAACTCTCGACCTTGAAGGTGTAGATGTGGATATGTTTGGTACTTCAGATTGTAGTTTGGTCGTGCCTTTTAAAACTATCCATGTTTTCGATCTTAAGTTTGGAAAAGGTAAACGTGTTAGCGCGTGGGAGAACAAACAGTTAATGTACTACGCTCTTGGTAAAGCTTTGAAAGAAGATTGTGCCGAGATCGTTTTACATATCTGTCAACCCAGAGTATCGGATGGTTTCTCTTCATACTCTATGACAGCGGAAGACATGAATCAGTTTCATGAAGAGCTGAAGATCAGAGCTAAGGAAGCTCTTGATCCTAAAGCCCCGCTTGTTCCTGGTGATCACTGTCGAGCCACCTTCTGTCCTAATCGTATGGGGTGCCAAGCGCTGCAAGGTTTGGCAAAGGACCTTATTAAGAGTGACTTTAGTGCGCCTGCTGTTGTTGATACAATGGCTCTTGATCATATCGTCAAGGTGTTGAAGTATGAAGATACGGTCAAGGATTGGATGACACAAGTGCGTGGACACGCTAAAGAGTTGATGATGCGAGGTGAGAACATTCCCGGTTATAAAGTTGTTCAAGGTATGGGTCATGCTAAATGGATTGATCCGGCTATTCTCGTTGCAGAGTATGAGGACGAGTATGGAAGCACTTTATTTAAGCCAAAAGAATTATTATCACCTGCTAAAATAGAGAAATTAGTAGGTAAGAAAAAACTCGGTAAAGATTTCCGTGATGAGTATACTTATCGTCCGGATACCGGGTTTAAGATCGTCGAAGAAGATAAAAAAGGTGAACCCGTTAAACTAATAAAACCTCAAGACGACTTTTAGTCGTCAATTAAAAAGGAGTACTTCAATGAGCAAGAACACTTTTATAATGCGTGAAGATGGATCAATGTTGTCACCCGAGTTTCGAGTATCTTTTCCACACATCATTGAACCGGACGATAATGGCAAGTTTGGTCTGGCTATGATTTTTGAACCAGATACGGATTTTTCCATGCTGGAAAAAGAAGTGGCCGCTAAGAAGAAAGCTGTTTGGCCCAAAGGCGTGAAGGGGGTATACTCACAACCTATCTTAGACGGTGATGCTAGTGAAGCTCAGCGTGAAGAATTGGTAGGTAAGATGTATATAAACGGCAAGGCTGGTAAGTACCGTCCTGGTCTTGTTGATTCACAGTTACAAGAGATCACCGACGAAGCTGAATTTTATCCCGGCTGTTGGGCTCGTGCTGTTGTCACGATCTATAACTGGACGTATATGGGTAAATGCGGTATATCCGTCAACGTTCGTAACATTCAAAAGATCCGTGATGATGAGCCACTTATCAGCCGTGTTCGTGCTGCAGATGAATTTGAATCTGTTGAAGATCAAGAAGTAGCAGACCTTTAATAGTTAATACCAATGAGTTAAGAAGGAGATAAGAAGATGAGTCAAAGATCGAACGGAGAAGTGAAAATTGTAGAGAAAGAAGTTATTAAAGAAGTAGAAAGAAACGTTACCGTCGAGGAGATAGCAGAAGCAGCGCATGAAATTAATCGCGCTTACTGTTTAGCATTAGGAGATGATTCTCAGCCGTCGTGGGCTGAAGCTCCTGAATGGCAAAAAACATCTGCTGTTAATGGTGTAGTTTTCCATATCCAAAATCCGGAAGCGGGACCAGAAGCAAGTCACGAAAGCTGGTTAAAAGAAAAAGAAGCCGATGGTTGGGTGTTTGGTGACATTAAGGATCCAGAAGCAAAAGAGCATCCTTGCATGGTTCCTTTTAAGGAGCTTCCAACATCACAGCGAGCTAAAGATTATATCTTTCGTGCTGTTATTCATTCTATGGCGAAAAGTTTATAATGCCTACTCTCCACATAGACTTTGAAACACGTTCTAATGTGGACATAAGAACGTGTGGGGCTGGTCGGTATGCTGCCGACCCCTCCACACGTATCTTATGTGTCTGCTGGGCTGTCGATAACGGTCCGGTAAAAGGGTCTATGGGTGAAACCATTCCGGCTGTATTCAAACAGGCTATTGAAGAAGGGTGGCAATTTAGCGCATTTAACGCGATTTTCGAGATATTGATTCTAAAATATCGCTGGCCGGACCTGCCTCTTCCTCAGTTTATATGCACGAGAGCCCTTGTATCCGCTCATGGCCTCCCACAAGCACTTAATAGGGCGTGTAAGGCATTACACATAGGTATTGCGAAAGATTTAGAAGGGACGCGTCTTATCAACGTATACTCAAAGCCTAGAAAGGAAGGTGGGTTCAATGAACTGCAGGGAGACGATAGATCAAAAATGTTGCGGTACTGTGCAAAGGACGTTGTATTGTCAAGACGTATTATGCAGCGCGTCCCTCCTCTACCTGCTTTTGAGCAGGAAGTATACGATTGGACCGTCAAAGCCAACTTACGAGGGATCACCATCGACAACGACCTTGCGGTTAAAGCAGGAGCTATCGCCTCAGATCTTCAAGCACAGGGCAACGCAAAGCTAGTAGGATTAACAAAAGGTAAAATTCATGCCATCACTCAAGTGCAGAGAATTAAAACTTATTTGAAAGATGAGTTTGGCATATCAGCGGAGTGTCTTGACAAAGAAGCTATTGGAGAACTGCTACTTCAACCTCTTCCTGATAGGGCAAGAGAAATTCTCGAGCTGAGAAGAGATTTAAGTCAGACCAGTGTTAAAAAATTTACCCGTGCCAGACTATCGGCTTGTCCAGATGGTAAAGTGAGAGATACATTAATTTATCACGGGGCGGCGACAGGACGGTGGACGTCTCAAGTTGTTCAGTTTCAGAACCTTCCCAGGCACGTAGTTTCGGATCCAGAAGCTGCTATGAAGTTAATTAATTACGGCGATTCAGAGTTGTTTGATTTATGCTACGAATCTCCCATGTTAGCTTTATCCGCTTGTATACGCGGCCTTGTCATACCTATGCCAGGAAAGAAGCTGGGAATTGTGGATTATAATGCTATTGAAGCTCGGGTTTTAATGTGGGCTGCGGGTCAGGCAGACGCCGTTGATATATTCCGCCGTAAAGGGGATATTTATATCGAGATGGCGCGTACAATTTACTCAAACAAAAACCTCGTGAAAGAAAATAAGAAGGAGAGGTTTCTTGGTAAGACTACCACACTAGGTTGTGGATACGGGATGGGTAAAATTAAGTTCCAAGCTACTTGTGACGGCTACGGCATTGACCTGGGTGAGAAAACAGAATGTTACGAGTCCCAAAAAGAGGGCGATAAAAAAGTTAAGGCTTGGTTCTCACCCCTTGCTCAAAAGGCTGTCGAGTCTTACCGTACTAGGTTTCATAAGGTGCCTGAATTTTGGAGAGGCATGCAGCAGGCCGCTGAACTGTGCGTTAAAACAGGCAAGGCTTACAAGTTTAAAGATTTTGCGTTTTATCGTGAACGTGAATATTTGTATATGGCTCTTCCTTCAGGACGTAATTTAGCTTATCATCGTCCAGGGTATGACAACGACGGCTTATATTATTATACCGAAGACAGCCAATCGCATACGTATATTAAGAAGAGAACGTATGGCGGTCGGTTAGCTGAAAATGCTATACAAGCTCTCGCTCGTGACATTCTTGCCTATGGTATTATTAATTTAGAGAAGGCGGGTCATGGAGTTATTCTTACGGTACATGACGAGAACGTAATTGAGATTGAAGATCCTAAACAACTAGATGAGATTTCAGAAATAATGTGTGATATACCTGCCTGGGCTAAAGGTTGTCCAATCAGTGCAGAAGGGTTTATCGCCGAAAGGTACAGAAAGGGGTAAAGTATGAATCCAGACACAGGAGATATAGGGCGATTTTTAAACGAAGAAGAGGCTAACAAAGCGGGGTATACTATCCCGTTAGCAAAAGGAGACTTAGTTAAGATAAAAGGAGTAACTTTTAGAATAACAAGAATCGATCATCAAGGAAACACGCTTAATTTAAAAGCTATGGATCCTATGGATGCTATTTCTTACGAGCAGGAAAAAATGCAAGAGAGGAATTTAAAATGTCAATCATAATAGGAGATACAATCTACTGCCCGCTTTGTGAAAAGCAGATGGTTAAACGTAACATTCGTTTAGTGGATAAGGATACAGCATTATATCTATGCGCTCCGTGTAATATAGGTATTTACGAGTTCGATCCCGCGTTAAACAAATGGCGTGACGCTGAAAAAAAGATACCTTGTCCGAACTGTGGGAAACCTCTCAAATGGTTTGCACGATACATGGACGGCTACTTTAAAGCGGTGTGTCCTTACTGTAAAACAGTGATGAGGAAAGATGGTGATGTAAAGTTCGGTGAGAGCGGTAATATAATTGTCCCGGAAGAAATGGAAGAAGATACTGAAGAAACTGTCGAAGTTAAAATTCCGTTAGCTCATCTTGCTAAAAAATTAGGAAAGGAGAAATTCAATGCCCTCAAAGCCAGACTTAAGAAAAGACAAAAGTAAAGAATTGGCTGAAGCTCACTGGTCCTATATTGAAGCGTTACTCCAGGCTAATAATGTTTTACCATCGAAGTCTGATAAGTTTCATTATAAATCAGCTTTCATCCATGGGTATAAACACGGAAGGACAGATCAATGAGTTATTTCCTAGCCGCTTTAGTTACCTTAAGATTAGTAATGTGGCGCGTCTTTCCACAGTTCGGTATGGAGGTAGTCTCGGACGGTATCTTCGGTATGCTGGCCTTTACCGTATACGTTTTATACCTCGTCAATAAACGATATACTCGCTTCACTCCCTGGATATTCTTATTGGTGATAAGCACGGTAATATCTTTTTTCTATTCTCCTAACTTACCTCTCACTTTCAACACCTGGTTTCTTCTCTTAATCAATATCTTAGGTTTCGTATTGGCCGTACAGCATCTTCGGAATAAAGAAGCGGCGCCTTTTTTATGGCTGGCTATGCTGTTAGGAGCTACCGTAGCGGCATTGGTAGGTATCTGGGAGTTCTTCATACTAAGGTCTTATGCACCGTCTCCTACAGCTAGTATGGCGGTACAAAGCATCTATGCAGCAAAGCGATCGTGTTCTTTTCTTGGCTGGCCGACTATATTTGCAGGGTACCTCGTTCTCTTTATACCGAGCGCGTGGGTAATGGCCCGGGATTGCCGGCCACGGAATAAAGTCTTTTGGTCGGCTTGTCTTATCTTCTTACTGCTGGGCTTAGCTTCTTCTTTTTCTGTCCTAGCTCCGCTTAGTCTGTTATCAGCCGTCATTATTTCCGGCAACGTTAAGCGGTTAAGATGGATGCTAATCGTGGTAGGATTAGTGCTTTTTTCAGCTGGGAGTACCAAAACATTAGCTTCGTTTATCGCTTCTAGAACCGAATATTATCAAGCAGCTTGGCAAATGATCTCTCAGCACCCGTTTGTAGGGGGTGGTGCAGGGTTGTTTCAGTCTACAGGATCCTCTCCTAGCATATTCGCGCATAATAGCTATCTTCAGATATGGGCCGAAACAGGGCCTATAGGTCTGATCGGAATACTGGGAGTCGTGTATACCTTCTGGACACTGAAACCAAAAACAAATTTTGGTAAAGGTATGTATGTGGGGTTACTTGCTTTCTTCATTGATAATTTATTCAGTTTTTCTTTGATCAAAGCTAACCTATCCTTTGCCGGATGGATAGCCCTAGCTTGTTACTACGTCTATTACCGAAAGGAGAGCATGTCATGAACTATTACTTAGGGATTGACCCGGGTATGTCAGGAGCTTGCGTACTAATCCCTAAAGACAGGGCTAAAGTTTTCCCCCTCCCGTATAGTAAACATACCCCCCACGACATAGCTAAGTTTCTTCGTGAGAGTGGGGGTATAATAAAAGCATATCTTGAAGGCGTAAACGCCATGCCAAAACAAGGAGTGTCTTCGACTTTTAAATTTGGAGAGAACTATGGTTTTTGGCGGGGTTTGCTAACTGGATTAGAGATACCCTTTGAACGCGTCTACCCTCTTAAGTGGCAGACAGCCATGTCATGCCGAACGGGAGGAAATAAAAACATTTCAAAAGCCCGCGCGCAAGAGCTCTTCCCTAAAATAAAAGTCACTCACGCCATCGCAGATGCTTTACTTATCGCTGAATACTGCCGACGACAAAACACCCAAATAAAAACCCTCTAACGCTTTTTACGACGTTAGAGGGCACATGGAGGAGAACCAACCATTACTAGAGAAAATCTATATCCCTGAAGGACAAGTATTATCTGCACAGGTTAAAGTGGTACCTGCAGCATCAACACTACATCTTGAACACCCGCCATCAGGTTGTTTCATCCATAAAGCACCTTCAGTACCTCCTGTTATCCCTACGTAAATTGAAGCATCTACACGAATATCTGATTCAGCATAGATATCACCAGCCACGGTTAAGTCTGTAAGATCTGTAAGGTCTATATTAACTTCCGATAATGAAGTGTCTTTAGCGATCGTAGGCCCTGTCATATCAATCGTTTCTGTTTTACCTATCACCGTTCCGGCAGATTTAATTTCAACAGCCGCAAAGGCTATACCTGATATACAAAAAGCAATAACTAAGGCAACTAAAAATAATTTTTTCATGTTTGTTCTCCCTATTGAATTACACTGATTAGATTATCTCTATCTATATACTATTTTCGCTTAAATAAGGCTGTTTGTCAAACGAAATCTAAGATAAATTAACAAGCCATACTTCGGCCCTCCTCTCTCCTTACTTCTTCATTTTCCAGGGAAGCCATAGATCAAAGGTGGATATAAAGGTCGCTTTTGCTGCATCTACGTTCCCTATTTTGGTCTTGATCTTACTTCCTTTTCCGTTTATACTTTTCTCGTTGTGATAATGTATAGCACAACCAGATAATAATATGACTATCGCTAATATTTTGAGTAGCTTAAACATATCTCCCCTCCTATTTTTTATTCCACGGTATCCATCCGAACATACGAACAGCACGATACATAGCTTGTCTTTTCCACCAGGGTACCTTTAGGACTCCCATAGCTTCAAGAAATATTTTATCGCATTTTTTACGCCAAAAGAGTTTCTGGTTATACATGTAATCGTGGATCACGGCAGCCTGAGCGTATTTAGCAAAAGGATGGCCTATGATAGACCAGAAAGCTTTTGGGATTGAAGCCCCGTCGGTCATAAACCCTTCCGGAATGTTGATTGTTTCTTCGCTGTCCTCAGACCCGATATGATACTTAAAGGCTTTATTCACACGCCATATTTGTTTATCTTCCATTTGAGTAATAGATAACTTTTTAGTAAAACTAGACATTGTTCCTCCTGTCTCCACCGTTAAATCTTTTTTCCGGTATCTTTCCTCCGGCCAGTATAACGGCTTTGTCTACTTCGTCGGTCATTAATTGGATCGCTATTAACGCAGTCTTTCTTGCTTCGTAAAATTGTGAAACGTCCAGCTTTACATCCACCCTATCTTCAGGTTCGTGGCGTGGCATGATTAATCCTTTTTATAACCGTTGATCCTGCCAAGGGTTTCGATCATACCCTCGTGTTGCTTCATCATACTCTCGTGTTGTTTTGCAGACGCAATATGTTCATCTCTTACGCGGGTCATGAATATTTCCATTCTGGTTGTTAATTTATTCATGGTACCGCAAAGATCTTTCACGACGGTTACAACTAACCAAACACACAATCCAAAAACCCCTATACTTAATCCGGCGTCGATAGCTGTCTTAATAATACCGAATTGCATACCGCCTCCCTTAGTTGTCTATTTTTACTTTCGCCTTCGTCTTGGCTTAGCATCACCCTTTTTGCCTACTCTTGGTGTTCTTCCGCATGAACCTTTTGTTGCCATGATGTTCTCCTTTGGTTAGAAAAATCTTCGTGTTCTGCCTTATGGATATGATAGTTTTATTTCTGCTTTGCAAGTATATCCAGCGTCACCACCTCCATCATCCCCCGTCAAATCATTTCCATTCCCGCTTAAATCTTTCCAAGTAACACCATCAGCACTTACCCCATCTGAACATTCGTTCAAAGACCAAGAAGCAACTAAATTATCAGGTTGAAGTTGCAACGCCTGTCGCTTTATTTTTGAATTATAGATACTTTTTATTTCTCCATCTGTCAAATCAATATCCCAGATGTCAACTTGGTAAATTGTTCCATTATACCAATCCGTAGCATCAGACCTACCCAAGTAAAAAACTCTTGGTGTCCCATGTATCGTCGGGCATAGTGAATATTCCGTTTGCGTAAAAACAATAGAGCCATTTCTATAAATCGTTGTTTCACAATTTGAATCAGAATCACTATCCCCAACTAAAAATACAGTATTGTAAATTGTATCAGTGTCCCAAACTAAATCAGCAGTTTACGACACTCTCCAAGATGTTGAATACCATCCCGTTTCGATTTTTCCAGAATCTTTTAACATAAACCAATAATTATGCTTGCTTCCCGTAGCATTTTTAAGCACCATCATTTGAGCATTTGGATTTTCTTCATTTGTTTGATGCCATACTGAGATAGTAAAATGCCCCGCTATTTGCAAAATATCGCCTGCTGATATTCCGTCGTCTGTATCGTCATGCTCAACCCCACACCAACCGATAGAACAAATAAAACAAAACAAAATTATAAGTGTAAACTTCTTCATCTATTGTCTTTCAACTGTTGAATTATCTCTGCTTTGGTTATTGAGTTGTTCGGGATTCTTACATTTATTCTTTGTATTAATGCTATTAGTAATTCCAAGTTAGTAACTTCAAATCTGTCAATAGCATCTAAGATAGATTGCTCTTTTACGTCTGTTTCATCTTTAAGAATAGCCTCTTTTTCAGCTTTCGTCATTTCCAATACTTTGCCATCAACAACTTTATGAAATTTTGTTATTGTATCATAAGTATTGTTATCAATTCTTATTGCATCTTTTCGCTGTGAACAAACAGCCCCACAAGATTTTCTCTTCCCAGTAATTGTTTCTCCGTCGTGAAAAACAAATGTTCCAGCGAAAAGAAATGGTATAAATAAAAATATCAATAACCTATTCATGTAGTGAAGCCCCCCTAAATTCCACATCATCTGCTGTGGTGTCTGTGTCGTCTGCATCTCGACATATTTTTATAATTATTAAATCATCTTCGGCACAACTATCGTCATTTGACAATGTGGCGGTAAGTTTAGCTTGGTGTCCTGCCGTTGTACTTACTGAGCCAGATGATAAATTATTTACTGAATCAAAACTATCTGTGTCCATATCTGCGTCGCTTTTGCCGCACATAACATAAACTTCCAATTCTACAATATCACTCGTTGAAGTTGTTTCAAGAGAGTACACTATATCAATATCCAAACCAGAAGTGTATGGAGTTAAAACACCTTGCCATCTGGCACATTCATCAGTTGTGTCATCAAATAACCCACGCCATTGTAGATTACCTGCGTCAATACCCATTGGATTGGTTGCTGGCAACTTAGCTGATTTTGGGTCTAATTGCCAAGCAAACCCTCCTCCACTTCCACCAGAGGGTAAATCGTCATAATCGCACTCTCTTACCCCAACCCC